ACTTGTAGTTTCTCAGTTCCTTGATCATGTTGAAACTGCCTTCCATTACATGAAGCCTGTGTCTTCTGATCGTGTCTATTCCTAGGTTGATGCTGCCCTTGATGGTAGGCTTTACATTCCACCCCATTCGGTAGATCTCCTCTATTGACTTTGGCTCTGCTGAATCGGCAAAGATCTCTGTGGCTCTATCTAGCCCTAGCACCTTCATCTCGTTTGCTATGTCCTGATTGGTCATGCCTGTCCTGTAGATTAATTCTTCCGTGTACATATCATCACCAAGCAGGTAGGTTCTAACTAGTGAAGTAGGATCATTAGAGAATCCAAAGTCAAGCCCATAGGAAACAAGTTTAGCCTCCTTTGGTATCTCCTTGCAAGTTTGAAAGGTGTACACAAGGCTTCTGCTTTGTCCCCGTTCACCTAGGCCATAGACCCGCCAATAGTTTTCATCAATCTCCTTGAGCCTTTCGATCTCCTGCTTGATCACATCCCCCAGGAATGGGTTATCCTTGTAGGTGGTTTGGTAGAATTCTACATCTGATCTAGTCAGCACTTGGTCATAGATCCAATGGAATTCTTCAGATGGATTGTAGTCTAGGATCACCTTTTCATTGGTTCTGAAAAGTAACTGCTGCCAATCTTCAAAGGTCAGTTCGTTTGCCTCATTTGCAAAAAGGAGATCTCTTTTGCGGCCCCTAATTTTCTGAGGCATATCAAGGGAAATGAATTCAATCACATTTCCATTGAGCCTGTATTCATTTGCTGTCTTGCTGTGGTTTTCTTCAAAGTATAAATCGAAGTCCTTGAGGATTTGAAAGAAGTCACGCATCACCGTACCCCTCAAGGCAGGGAAGGACTTTCTGCAGATTGTTACTATCTTCCCTTGATTCCTTTGGCAGAATGAAAAAATGACCCACAATAAAATATTGTAGGTCTTCCCTGATCGAGTGCCACCTTGCTGAACTACTATTTTGCTTTCGCTAGTTTCAAGGTGGCGAAATACTTTATTTGTTTTCAGTTTCGCTATCACCATCTACTATGGTTACTTCAAATAATTTTTGTCCATTCAGGCCTGTGACTTCCTGCCTTTCAATATATCCCCTAGACTTCCCTTGAGTTTTCAAAAAGAAGATAATAGCAGTGGTGTCACCGCTATCAATCTTCTGATCTAGTTTGCTTTCAACAAAATCAAGCCTCGTATTCCTACCTTCTACTACAGCCTGTTCTAAGGCCTCCTGCTCAATCCATTTGTACAGGGTTACCCTATCTACCCCTAAGGCTTTTGAAGCCAGGGAAAGGTTCCCAAATGCCTTAATAATGGCTTTCTCTATAATTGATCTCTCAGGCTTTTTCATATTGTTGACTTTTGTTAATTATTCCAATCCTTTGAAGGCTTTCAACGGGTAAAATACTAGGCTGTTTCTGTAGCCTCCATCGTGTGTAGGTACTATAGGGGTAACCCCGTGAACATTTCTCCAGGCAGGATATACAAGCATAGAGTTATCACTTGAATCCATTGTGGCAGCGTAATCGGGTACAGTAGTATTCCCTCCTGTAGCGTTCTTTTTCTTTGCTATGATAACATTCACACAGCCTTCAAGATTCCCTGCATCTCTATGGAATGGAGCAGGGATATTAAAGTTTGAAATAGAACTCGTGAATAGATCTCCGAATCTCCATTTTTTCGGGATGTTATTTTCAATGATGCTTTTCTGCCTCTCATAAATTTGAGGTGCAAGGTCTTTGATGATTTGCTCACTTTCTTTGCAAAGCATCAGCATAGCCTTAATGAAAGTTTGTGCTGTCTTGACATTATGAACACTTGAGATTGTGGCATAAGGTCTTCTCATGTGTGGCTTTGGCGGAACACTTCCAATGATCGTGGAATACTGAAGGACTTCCTTTTCCTTGTTTCCTTCTGCAAATCCGCTTGACCTTTTCATCAAAGACTTTGGTACATTATTGGAACGCAATTCGTAATCAGCCAACTCAGCAAGTTTCCCTGCCTTTTCTGAATACTTTGAAATGTCCTTTAGGTAGAATCCTACCAATTCATCCCCATCATAGAATAGACTGTCTTCAGTTACATTTGGCTCAATGTGGCCACACACCTCACCTATCTGAACATTATGAGGTACTTTGATTAGATTAATTTTTTTCATAGCAGAATACATTTGTGCAAGCGGGAAACCAGGATTTTTGCCATTGGACTTCCCTTTTATCATCATGGCAAATTCTATGCTTTTCGTAATTGATATTGTAACTTTTCTGTTGCTTTTCGATCACTGACCATAATCTTGAAAGGCTAGGATCAACATCGAAACTCCATTCATAAACTAATTTTTTGAATACCTTATTTGTGCTTTCTAGGATCGGCATTTCGGCACCTTCGATATCCATCTTGCAGCAATCAAATTGAGAAGCCTCATCTTCAAAGTTACCGCATTTTACTTTGATGCCTTTGTTATTCCATTTTTTGACAAGTGAATTCCGCCATACCTGATTATTATTACCAATGAATAAAATGGCTTCCTTTCTATCATCATGAACCAAGGCCATGTTTTTGATCTCGGCTCTAAATCCGTTCAGCATAAGATTCTTTTCGATCATGTCACAATTATACGGATCGGGTTCATATACGGTGACATTCGCACCTTTGGAACAGGCTAACAAAGCGAAAGCACCTACATTGCCTCCGCAGTCCATCCAATCTTCCCCAGGCTCTATGGTCATTCCTTTTTTCAAATAGGTCTTATTCCCGATCACCTCCTCAAATGTTTTTAGATCAGAGAATCCTTCCCGATAAAAGAAATGAATTCCACTTATTTCGCTTCTTTTGAGGATCATAACTTCTGCTTTTCTGCTTTGAGATGCTCGATGATCATTGCACCTACATAGGCACCTTGCTCTCTCCAAAACTTGACCAATTCAAAAGCCTCTTCATAATGCTCTAGGTCAAACTCAATTTGGATTGCCTTCTTAACTCCATTGGTCATATCATCAAGTTGACCTTCTGCTTCCTCATCATCTAGGATTGAGTAGTCAGGAGTCTCCCCCCAATTAGGTACATTCAATCCCCATTCATCTAGCAGTTCAGCCTCCCATTCATTTGCAAGCATATCCCAATCCCATTCACCGAAGCCTACATTATCCTTGATGATAAACTGCTTTTGCTCATCTTCAGTCAAATTATCAGCCAGGATGATCGGCACCTCTTTTAGACCTGCCTCTTTACAGGCTTTCAATCTCATGTTACCTCCTAAGACAATCATGTCTGAGTTGACTACTATCGGCCTGATGTCAAGCATCTTAGGGAACTCCTGAATAGACCGAACCAATTTAGCGAATTTGTCATCCTTAATAACTCTAGGGTTATTAGGATTCATTTTTACTTCTGAGATTTTTACCTTTTGCGTTTTCATTATTTAAAATAATAATGGGGGATTGCTCCCCCGATTTTTAATTTTGCTCAATTAGATAGATTTCTAATTCTTCATAGGAATCAAATTCTATTTCTTCATCTGATTCATGATTGTAAATAAAGTAAACTACATCTTGAGCAAAAGATGATCCAATGGTAATTCCATTTTCCAAAGCAATGTAAATGTATCCTGAATTAGGATTAAATGCTTCTTCTAAAATGTCTTCCCCTGCAAAATGATCTGCGTAGGCAGCCCAAACTTTAGATTTTCCTTTTGCTTCTAGATAAGCGACTGATGTGTTTTCCATAGGTGTTATTGTTTTGTTTTTCAAATATCTAAATTATTTATTAAAAAACAAATTACCTACTTTTTTTTTTATTCGCTAGGTGCTTCTGTAGCCTCTACAGGTTCTGCAAACTTTTCGGTCAGGGTATTTTCGATTCCTGCCTCATCAAGTAGTTTCTTGAATAGGTCTGCAAGTTGAAAGATTCCATTAGGATCTTGAAGGGAAATAGTCACCTGCTTCTCAGGGCTGTTAAAGTGCAATTCAAATGATGCCATTGTTTTGTTTGTTTTATTGGTTTAAAATTGATTTGTATTTTTTAGTCCATCCATTTTCCATGAGTTCTGAGATGCCAAAATCGGTGCTTCAGAACTTCAAGGATCAGGGCAGAAAAGGAGTCTGCTTCATACTCACCTTCCTGTACTATTAGCCTGAACTTTGCCATGATTAAAATGGGAGGTTATTCATAGGCTCACCTTCAAAAGCGTTTGCCTTTGGGATAGCCTCATCCTTCTTGTATTCATTCAAGGTGATTGCTACATCTTTGCCGTACTCATTTGGAGCATCATAGATGTTGACATTCACATTTACATACTTCTTGCCGTTGTAGGTGTATGCATGGGCTTCTGCATCACTTATGCAGATTGCTGCTGTGAGCCAGGAGGCACTTCTCTTTTTCCCGTTTCCGAGCCTTGTTTTTGGTTTGTTGTCCATGTGTTTATTTATTTGGTTTTTCTTCTTCTCTTGATCGGCTTGTTTTCAATCACAGGCTCTTCAATCATATCAGGCACTACCTCCTCCTGAATATCATCATGCTTGTACCAGGTGGTGTGAGTCTCATTCGTAAACCACCCGTAAAGGTATTGGACTAGTTCAGCCCTACAAGAACTGCACCAATGGGAAAACTGATGCTTCTCATTGACATACTTGGTGTAAAGGTATATCAGATCAGTATATACTTCTTTGCTGTAGTTCCGAATGAAAGCGTGTTTCTTGTAGCATTCGTACAATTCAAAATGCTTTTTAAATAGTTCTAAATCTTCAGGTGTCATAACTCAAATTTATTGGTGAAATAATCTTCAATGATCAGGTACACAAAAGGAGTGCAACTACCTATAAATATTGCAGAAAGCAAATCCGTTTTTAAGATTAGAAAAAACAGGCTGATCCAAAATGACATACAGAAAGAACAGGAGAAAGGCTTGACCAAATTTTTGCCTGTAACTTTCTTAAAAATTTTAGGAAAGTTTATGATGTAGAAGTAGATCAATGTGATACCTACCGATCCTAGTACACCAACTGCTGCAAGATACATTTTCTAATATTTTTAATTGTGATAAAGATGGAAGTGTGAGGGATGCCTGTCTGCTTGCTTACCTTCCTGACTGATCCTAGTTCAATGTACATTTTCAAAATCTCCTGATCATACCAATACAGGGAAGGGATAATCTTTGAAATGCTATTCGCTACATCTTGACTATTGTCAATCTCTTCTTCTTCCTTGACAAATTTCATGACATCCTCCACAGGTACAAGTGCTGCATACATCCTGCCGAATTTTCCGTACTTTGAATTCGTTTGATTGCAGCAGATTCGAACTATCCAAAACTTAAAGACCTGCTTTCCTTTGCTTTGCAGTTCCACTATTTTGATACTATCGTACTCCAATACTATGACTGCTACCTCCTGCCTCAAATCTTCCCATAAGTCCTTACCTATGTTCTTGAATACATATTCAAATTCTTTGTCATATAGCCATTCAATCGCCTTCATTTGAACTTGATCACTTCGCCTGTAGGCTGCCCTGAATAGTCACATAACCATCCGTTCCATTCAAACCTGACTTCTATTTCTTTGCCTCTATGTGGTGCTGAAATAAGCCTGATCTGATGCTGTACTATTTCGATAGTTTGGAAAAGTCCTTTGCCCTTATTGATCCAAGCAGACCACTTTCCATTAGAATCCTTGTATCGGATTTCTAGGCTGTAGTCAGGCTTGGATACAGGGAGCATTCTAGGCATCTTTCCTTTTCTCTTTGATTACTACTTCTAATCCGATAGCCTCACAGATCATTCTAAGATTGAACAGGCTTATGCTTTCCCACCCATTCTCTACCTGATTGATAGGTGCATGAGATAGCCCTAGTTTCTTGCATAGTTCTAATTGTGTGAATCCGCTTTTCTTTCTTGCTGTTCTGATCAGTCTTCCTTCTTCTAGGCTCATTTGGTTTTCGTTTTGTCAAATATAGGATAAAAATTAATATCCTACTTATATAGAATAATTTGTCTAAAAAGGTAGCAGTTTATAAATACCCATTTGTATAAATTCTTCACCTTTCTTTACCAAGCATTTTCGAATGTTAAGTTCAAATACATTCTTATCATTGAAGCCGTACTTCTTTTGGGCTATGTCCATCAGCAACTTAACAGGGTTATCTAGGTCTGAGGCTTTATTGCTGAACCCAAAAAAGAATTCTACCCTGAGCATCTCTTCTGTGTCCACCTTTGCCTTGGGCATCATCAGAAGCATTGCCTTCTCATATTCCTTGTAGATAGGTGTCTTAAAGCGTTTGCCCTGCCAGGCTTGGTTTACGCTTAAAGGCTTCTCATTGATTTTGAATTGAATCATTTGCAGGCTTTGTAGATGAAGTCCATACCGATAGTATACAAGGCTACTAGTATCACGAACAGAAAGAGATTTGAGATGTTTACCTGCATTAAGCCAAAGATAGCAAGCAAGGTAGATGAGGCACTGAATAGGTCTGCTTTTTTCATTTTGTTAGATGGTTAATTTTTGTGATTCTTTTAGGTG